AGCCGCCAAGAGTTTTGGACAGAAATATGATGCAAAAGTGAAGCATCAAAAGAAAAAGGTTGTTGTGAATTTTAAAAAGAAGATGAATGAAGAGATAGAGAAGAAAAAAGGCGGAAAATATAAAGGGTTTGCGGAAAAGTATGCTCATGGTGATCATAATGTTACAATCAGATATGACAATATAGGGGCAGCTGAGAACTCTTATAAGGTTCATTTTTGGGTAGATAAAAAGATTAAATCTAGGCCCGCTGCTGGAGGAGAAACAGGAAGAACACTGCTTTGGAGTGTCTTGGGTCGTATTAAAAGCTTTGTAAAAACTAAAAAACCAACATTAATTCATATGAATGGCAATGATGCAGAAAAAGACAGAGTTTATAAACATGCTGCTATTTCCATAAGTAGAGAACATCCTGGCTCCGAAGTTATGCATATCCCAGAACAAGGAAGTTTGGTTCATTTTCCTCAACATATAAATACACAGAATCGTAGTCTTACTAAAAAGGAATAATTATTTTTATGGCACAACACGGGTCAATTGATAGATCAAATAATGCTCCAGTCTGGGCTACTGCACTGGTCAATAAAGGTGTAAACACAGCCAATCGTGATGCACTTTATGGTAACGTCACACCAGATGCCTTTGTTACTGGCCAGACGGTGAGCGTGGTTGGTATTGCAGCTAACGAAGCCAGCAACCTTCCAGGTTCCTCAGTTGGTTGGAACTTGCGGCGAATTGGGGCTGGTAATCGTGTTGGCCGTGTAACATATGAGTGCCTAGCAGCTGGAACGTTCAGCACTGATGCTAATAATGATGCTATTTTCTATTTTTCTCTTGATCCTTCTAGCAGAACAAAAAATACTCATACTTCTACAGTTATCAATGCAACGGCTGTTCCTCTTCCAAATACGACAGTCACTTATCTGTGGCAAGCAAATACAGGATCAGGCTTTGCGAACCTTTCTGATGCTGGTGTTTATAGCAACACTGCAACCGCTTCTTTGACAATTGCTAATACAGCGACTTTGAATGCTGTATCTTATCGTCTAAGTGCTATTGCATCTGGTTATCCAACGCTGTATTCCAATGCGGCGCTTCTAACTGTCAATGCTGCCGTCATCACTATTGATACACAGCCTCTAGCTAACTCTGTGGCAACTGGTGCTCCAGCAACCTTCCGAGTTGTTGCCAGTGTTGATCCGACAGCTGTTACAAAAACCTATCAGTGGGAGATATGGGGCGGCGCTTCTTTCGCGAACATTGCAGCGAATTCCATTTACACTCTCGTTACAACTGCAAACCTTGTGATCACAGATTCTACTGGATTGAATGGAAAGATTTATCGTGTTGTAGTGCGTGGTGTTGATGCTGCAAATGTGACTTCTGCAAACGCTATTTTGACAGTTACCTAATAAATAACTGAAGAAAGTTTACTATGGCTAATAATATCAGTGAAGCAATTGAGACAAAGGATATCTCTGCTGTAAATTCGGTCAGTAGTAACGCTTATGTTATTGTTACTACTGATCCAAACGGCAATGCTCAAACGCATAATGTTTCTATTCATAATCTTCTTGCAAACAGCACGCATGATGTGAAAGCTGCAAATCTTTATGTCACATTCAACACAACTCCAGCCAACAGTACAGCCAATTGCACTCGGGGACAATTCTGGTATGATAACAACTATTTTTACGTGGCGGTTGCGAACAATTCCATCAGACGAATCGCCTGGACTGATATCACATTCTAAGAAGGAGATACCAATGAAAGTTTTATATGAGGGAAAAAATGGTAACGTCTGTGAGCATCAGGACTATGCTTTCAGGGTTGTTGATCTAGACGGTAAGCATGTTGGGTACTATCCCAATTGTGCTGTTGCTAAAAAAATTGCAGATCAGGTCCGCGCTAGAAAAGAAGAAAAGAAAGAAGTAGTGAAGAAAGAAGACCCCTCTACAAAATAATGAATGAATATTTCGGAAGACAACTTTTTATTATATTGTGCGAAGTTTTATCAAAATCCTTATTGTGCGACTCTTGATGAATTCTATAGTGATATCGTAAGGATCAAGTATCTAAAGAAGCTTTTTACTCGTTATGAAAAAACTGGTAAGTTGAAAGAGAGACTGATTCTAAACCATATCATTATCCTAAACAATGTATTCACTCCAGAACATGCTACTAGAATCTTGGTGTTCAAAATGGAAGAATATTTACCTTACTTGAAACCATTTCTAGAACTCTTGGGAACACTGCCTGATGTGGTAGTAGGAATCGGAAAGGAAGACCGGAAAGTGGACACAAGAGAGATAATAGCCGATTCACAGATCAATTTCATCCTGAGTAAACTATAAAAATGCCCCTTCCAAAGAACGCCAAACCTGAAGACTGGATCAAAGACTTCGTTCATTCCGACAATCCGAAGTTCAAAGGCAAAGACAAAAAGAAGCGGATCAAAATGGCTCTTGCTGCCTACTATGCTCACAAAGCCGCGAAGCTAAGAAAAAAGAACAAAGAGAAGCGAGCAAAAAAGCACGAAAAAGAAAAGGCCAAAAAGAAACTGGCCCCAAAAAAGAAAAAGAAGTCTCTCAAAGAAAATGTGCTTCTAGAACTATCCCCAGAGCCTTGGGAACCTAGAGGAGAGAAGCATTATCATGTGAATATAGCTATGGTCGGCATAAAAGGTAGAGGAAGAGAAGTTCATGTTCTAAAAAGTGTAGGAGGAAAAATTTCTGCAAATAATTTAGAACATGCTAAACAACAAGTAAAAGAAGCTCTTCCAGAATTTCATAAACATCATTTTCATCCTGCTTTACATATTATATATGATAGACTATCTTATTTAACGACTATTCATGATGACCATGGAAAAGAAGTAGAAGGTCCACAGCATCATTTTGATATCATAAAATGGGATAGAAATGAAGATGCTGCTATGGCTGTCAACAACATCGGCGGCGGCAACATAGATGGTGCTGGTATCGGGCCAAAAGGTGAGCCAGGAATTCGAAAGAAAAAACGCCCAATTCTTTTCAAAACATTCAGACGCCAGCAACCAAAAATCTGATTGACAAGATAACCGTTTTGTTATAAGGGAAGCCTGTCGGTGTGTAATCCTATCATGGAGAACAACTATGGCTCGCTTCACAATCTCCTTTCCCGAGTCTTACATGGGCGATCTGAAAGATACCTTAGATGAAATTATTAATGAAAGCTATGATTTTGAGGCCAGACATAAAAAAATTGTTGCACACATGCAAAATGAGATTGAAAGAATAGAAAATCCAGAAGACTTTCAAGAACCGGAAGAAGAAATTAAAGAAATTCCTACTACCTCAAAGAAAAAAGATTTGACTTGGTGACGAACTAATCGTTGACAGTAACTCTCCCGGTGTGTAACTCCAGCCCTACACACACAGCTTCCTCCGCGTGTGTGGTTTGCCAGGAAAGAGGGAGTGCGTTTGCTCCTCCTCGCACTCCCTCTTTCTTCTCTCTTTTAGAAAATGGTGAAACAAAAAATGAAACGCGGCCAATGGAAATTTGCTTATTCTGGGGCGGCTCTTGCCATTGCGTCCCAAATCAAAGTTGATTATCACAAGAGCCGTTTGGAATTTTGGGAGAACCGGCAGAAAGAAGTAGAAGAGCAAATCCAAAAAAGCGGCATCAAGATTGATAAAAGCCAGCTTCTTAGGATAGCTAATAATACTTCGCAAGGATTTTCTGCCTCTAATGCCTACTCGCGTCAGTCAACCGTTGAAATAGACGAAACAATGCTGCGCGATTTGAATGAATGTATAGAGAAGGTAAGAGGCCATCGCCAGTTGTTTGATGACTATCGTGGCTGGCTTCAGTTGTTCAATGCACAAAAAGATTCTACCCTGAAACTTCATCATGACGACTACCTTTATTTCTTTGATGAGCGAAGAAAGCTCGGAGAAGAAGAGAAGGAATAGGAGGGTTCAAAATGCGCAATAAGCTTATCGTGATTTGGACTGTTACTTGGAGTATTGCATTGTTGGTATTATGTAAGTGGCTTTGGGAGTAAAAGATGAGATTACGTTTGCCATTCAAATGGGTTCAACAATGGCACACGTTATTGGTGAATCAAAACCCTAACTATCTTGTTCCTCTTTTTGGAAAAGGAAAGCGCCTCTATGAAGGGAAGATTATAAATTGGCGCAAAGCTAAGAAACTGAGACGGAAAGGAGCACATCATGGCTAAGATCAATGTTACTTTCACGACAAAAGAACGTGAGTTTATGAAGAAGGTTTTTGAGGACTTTCTTCATGATAATGCTGATATAGAAGATGTAAGGCTATGTATTCGGGTGGCTGATAAGATAAATCCCCCAGAAGAAGAGCTTGATGAAGAAGAAATTAAAATGCCAACACCGAAACGCTGGTAAGTCTTGACCTAAATACCAATTCGTAGTATGATTCTCCAAAATACGGGTGTAGCTGAACGGTACAGCGGTGGCCTCCAAACCCACGTCTTTAGAGGGTTCAATTCCTTCCTCCCGTGCCATTTTCCGTGTGCTGGCTTAGCTCAATGGTTTTAGAGTGCCGCACTGTGAATGCGGAGATGGTATGGTTCGATTCCACCAGCCAGTAGGAAATTTTTTATTATGGCAAAAAATACTAGAAAACAACGTGAAGACTTAGTAGATGCGATAGGAAGTGTGTTCATGATAATCATATTCATTCTCTTTATAGGGTTCTTGATTTGGGTAGATCAACCTAACAAAGACCTTGTAAAACAAGCTCAAGCAGAAATGATGCAACGCTGTGTAAAAGAGCGTCAACCTCCAGACTATTGTTCCGAGATTGCAAGGAAATGGAAAGATGAGAAGTAATATTTTAGTAGTTGGTATTATAGTTGGCATCGTTATAATTGTAACAGGGGCGATTTATTTCAAGTATTATGTTTGGAAGGAACGTCAGAACAATAGCTTTGTTTATTGTTTGCATCTTGTGAATAAATGAATTGGATAAATACCAAATATATTCTTCTGATATCAGGCCGTCTTCAAAAATTCAAAAGAAAAAGTCAGGCACTCTATAATTTTCGGTGCCCTTTTTGCGGCGACTCAAGTAAGAATCCAAATAAGGCCCGTGGATATATCTATTCACGTAAGGCCGATTTTTGGTTTGCCTGCCACAACTGTAACAAACAACTGCCTTTCACAAAGTTTCTGAAAGAGCTAGACGTTGGGCTCTATGAGAGTTACCGGGCCGATCTTTTCAATGATCGTTATTCGGACCAAGACAAGTCTATTCTGCCGGATGAAGACAAGTTTACTATGCTGCGCGATAACAAAGCTTTATTGGCTTTGGAACCAATATCTGATCTAACTTCACGTCATCCTGCCAGAAAATATATAGAATCGCGCCTGATTCCCAATAAGTTCTTTTCTGAGTTATACTTCTGTGAGCGATTCCAATCTTGGACTAACTCTCAAATTCCTAACAAATATGTAGATTATCTATATGAAGAGGAAAGAATTATTATTCCTCTATTTGATCCATCGGGAATTATGTTTGCTTATCAGGGCAGACACATGGAGCCAAGTGCAAAGCTTCGTTATGTGTCAATTACCCTGGATGAGAGTAAACCGAAGATATGGGGATGGAATAGAGTTGACTTTAACAGAAAATTCTTTATACTAGAGGGTCCAATTGATGCCATGTTTCTTTCCAACGCGATTGCAACAGCTGGCGGAAAAATCACATCTGAGTTGATGAAGATTGGTTGTAACATAGACAACGCTGTGGTAGTATATGATAATGAACCAAGAAATCCTCAGATTGTGGCGAATATTGGAAATGCTATAAAAAATAATTATTCTGTTGTGATCTGGCCAAAGAACCTCTCCTATAAAGATATCAATGAGATGGTCTTAGCTAACTTCACAAATATAGAAGCTTTATTGAAAAAACATACGTTCAAAGGACTTGAAGCGGAGCTAGAGTTTGCCGCCTGGAAGAAGCTCTAAACCTAAATAAGACAATACCTGTTTTAGTATCCCGAATCTTGTAAAAATGCCCATTTTCATGGGGGTTTCAACTATTTTTTGTAAAGGACACAATTATGAATAAAGAAGCTTGGATTTGCAGCTAATGAAATCTAATAATATAGAAATGTCATTATACCAACAAGTTGTTCATCTTACAAGATATTCTAGATGGAATGAGGAAACAGGACGACGGGAAACTTGGGACGAAACTTGTGATAGATTAGTGAATTTTTTTGATAAACATTTGATAGAAAAATATAATTATAAATTAGAACCAGAATTGAAAACAGAGCTATATGATAATGTTTATAATATGTCTATCATGCCTTCCATGCGTGCTCTAATGACTGCTGGCAAGGCTCTAGAGAATGTTCAGGTCGCGAATTTCAACTGCACCTATCTTATTGTTGATTGTATTCGTTCTTTCTCTGAGCACATGTATTGCTTGATGTGCGGATCAGGAGTTGGGTTCTCAGTTGAATCCAGGTTCACAAACAAGCTTCCTGAAGTCCCGGAGGAAATTTTGCCAACGGATACAACGATTGTCGTAGCTGATTCAAGAAAGGGTTGGTGTGTCGCTCTCAATCAACTCCTGACAATCCTCTATTCAGGCAACATTCCACATTTAGATGTTTCTAAGTTACGTCCTGAAGGTGCTAGATTGAAAACTTTTGGCGGTTACTCTTCGGGTCCAAAAGTTCTTGTAGACCTTTATCATCATATCATCAACGTTTTTCAGAAAGCAAAGTCCCGACGCCTCAAACCAATTGAGGTGTTTTCTATTATGACTTACATTGCTCAAGTTGTTGTTGTTGGAGGTGTCAGACGATCAGCAACCATTGCGATTTTTGATAAAGATGATTTTGAGATGCGCAATGCAAAATCAGGTAACTGGTGGAAAGAAAATGCTCATTTCGCTATGGCTAACATCTCAGCCGTGTTTGAAGCGAAACCTGATTCCTCTGAGTTTCTTTCTGTTTGGTCTGATCTTGTGCGTTCCGGGTCTGGTGAGCCTGGAATGATAAATCGTGCTGCTTTATGGAAATCTTGTGAAGCAATTGACAGAAAAACCAGAGATGAAGATGATCAAAGAATACCATTTGGTGTAAACCCTTGTTCTGAGATTATTCTTCGTCCTTTTCAGATGTGTAATCTTTCAGGAATAGCAATTCGTCCCAATGATACTCTTCAAACACTTAAACGTAAAGTTAAATTTGCAACAATTCTGGGAACGTTCCAATCAACAATTTCTGATTTTGAATATCTGAGAAAGCGTTGGAAAAAGAATGTGGATGAAGAGAGATTACTTGGGGTTTGTCTTGCGGGGATAATGGACCATCCAGTTCTTTCAAAAATTTCGGAAGAATCAGGTAAGTGGTTACGTGAACTTAGACAGCTTGTTTGGGATACGAATAAAGAATGGGCTAAACTTCTAGGCATTTCTCCTTCCGCGTCTGTTACTGCTATCAAGCCTGCGGGCAACTCGGGTGAGCTTTATAACGTCGCTTCGGGTATTCATCCTCGTTACGCGCCTTATTATGTTAGGACGATCCGGGAAACTGCTATGTCCCCTCTTTGTAAGTTCCTCAAAGACCAGCAAATTCCTTGGGAAGTGAGCGAACAAAATCCTCGCGATGTGGTCTTCTCTTTCCCGCAAAAATCTCCGAAGGACGCGATCTGCGCGGACAAAATTTCGGGGGTTGACCAGCTGCGCCATTGGCTCCATGTCAAGGAAAACTGGGCTACACACACAGTCTCTTGCTCTGTTTATGTCAAAAAAGACGACTGGTTGCAAGTGGCATCTTGGGTCTTTGAGAATTTTGATTCAATCACTGGTTTGTCATTCTTTCCCTATGATGATCATGTCTATAAACAGGCACCTATCCAGGCCATTCATGAGAACACTTATATAGATTTAGCAAATGAGATGCCAAAAACTCTTGATTTTGAACAGCTGAAAGAATATGAAAAAACCGATGTAACGAATGTGTCTCAGGAACTCGCTTGTTCAGGGGATAGATGCACACTCTAAATATAGTAGAAATAGGGGTTAGCCCAAGTGTAAAGCCTGCTATTGTAAGCAGAGATTCGGCCTAACGACCCGAGCCCTTTATAATTAGAAACGAAAGGAAAAGAAAAATGGGTTGGATTACATTAACGTCTGTAGATGAAGGTAATGCGGAATATCGCTTGCAGACTAGACATATAGTATGTTATTATGCTTCTGTGATTCCGGTTGATGGTGAGCTACCAGAAAAGACAATCGTGCAAACGGTAGATGGAAGAACCTGGAGCGTCAAGGAAAGTGTTGCAGAAATCAAAAAAATGGTTTGGAACTTCTAAAAAAACTGAAAGTCTCAAATAATGGACGACTTTGCAAAGAGTCTAAAACTCTTTTTTCTTGGTCAGACTATTATGGGGCTTTCATTTTCTTATAAACATTTCATCCTCCTAGACGAAAATACGATAGAATGGGACATAGCTTCTTTTGGTTACATTTTTGGCATCCTTTTTTCTTTGATATATCTGGTGAAGATGATTAAACATAACGCTTGACAGGTAAAGTATGGATAGATATATAAAGACCGAATTTGAGTGTGAGGATTGTGAAATAAATTACGAAGTGAGATATGATAAGAGCAACCCCGATGAGTGTGTTTGCTGCCCTTTTTGCGGCTCTACCTCTATCAACAAAATAGACCCAGAAAACAAGGATGAACATAATGGAATGGATGACGAAACTAGACCCGACTTACGAGAAGAGGAATAAAGCTGCAAAAGAACTGATGCGAGGATGTTTTGTTATTGGGGGGATGCTTTTGATTATTGCCCTTGCCATGGTCTGGGAAATCATATAAGATGCGCGTGAACGTCAATGGATGACGATACGGCTTTCAATCCGTGCAACAATTGGGTTCGATTCCCAACATGCGCGCCAACAATAGAGATAAATTAGAATGACCTGAATATCAAGCTAGAGCACCCCCGAAATAAGATAACTAACCAACCCAAACCATGAACTAAATCTGAAGGAGAGTTATCAAAATGACAAAAGAATATCAAGACGAATTTCTCAAAATAAATCGCGACAATCTTACCTATGAACAAAGGAGGATTCGTCGCTCAGAAATCAATGCCAGAAAATGGTTCAAACGAGCCAAAGAAAATCATGATCCTGCCTTGCGCGCCCAAAATGGGGTCAAGGGCAATCGCCAGTATGAATACATTGAAAGAAAGTGGAATCACAATCCAGAACTGCGTGAGCGCCTTTGGAGCCATCGCACAAAAGATGTGCGTCCAGAAGTCCGCGCAGCCCATCTGGCGCTAGGATTCCTTTGGGGCACTCCCTATAGGGCAATGGAGCATGTCGCCTTTGTGAGCCCAAATTGGGAGCTTGTGTGGAAGAAAGTCACCAAGCTAGGCGAGCTACCGGACACTCAAGAAAATCGTGACAAATTCATGGCCTGGGCTGATATTCCAAGCACCAAGCCAAGGAGTGCAGCACCGGGTAGAAATGTTAGTAAAGACTACACGGAGCATCTGTCCGAGCCAAAACCAAGCATCCTGATCAAACCAACCTTCAAGCCGCTGGTTGTCACTATCAACGTGCCTTCCGCGCCGGTTGATATCACGCCCAAAACACCATGACCTACAGATATCAGGATGGGGTTGCTTGGGCTATTGCTTGGTTGAATGATCGTGCCAAAAAAATGAACGATCCTAAGGCACACTATCTTTTACATTCAGCTGCCTTTCATATGCGTCAAGATTTTGAAGCTAAAGAGGCCAAAGATGCAAAAGCGACCTTGATGAGTGAACAGTTCCGGCAATATCAGCGGCGGCGCCAAACGGAAGGAAGCTAACATGACGGTAGAAGTTGTCTTGGATGAAAAAGAAATCAATGCCGTTCTTACCTATTGGTCTAATGAAGTGTTTCATGTTCAAGGGGCAAGTAGAAATATTTTTTATCCCGAAGAGTGCGAACGCATTAAATATCTGCAAGTCTGTATAGAAAAGCTTAGATTCTTTACAGAGGTTCTAAGACATACGCGACTTCATAAAGACGAAAATGATGAAGAATTACTTAATAAGTTTGGGCTAACAACAATAGAGGAAGATAGTGGTATGGCGAATGGCGAAACAGCCCCCACGCCGCCATTTACTTCATCATCAGAATCTGAGGAAGACGAAAAGTTGGCACATGGAACTCACTATCTGGATACTACAGGAGAAGTGTGTAGGAAAGTTTTCTAAAAATGACACCAAAAAAGTTTATGGTTCTTCTAGCTATTGCTGTTCTCCTCGCAGGAATAGTTATTGGGGGGCAATTTGTTATGCCCTCCAAGGAAGAAACAACAGAGTGGCAGATATTCAAAAATCAAGTCTCTGAAAAAATTGATCAGTATCTTTCTCAAAACGATCTAGACCAGGAAGGATGGGAGGATAAGTTTTCCAGGTTTCTTCATAGCGAGTTAGATAAAATTCCTAAATATGAGGAGCTTTGTAGTGGCTGGAATGTCAACTTCAAACCAGAAGATGACGACGCGAAAGTGCATATAGATTTTGCCGAGCGGCCTATCTACAAATGGCATAGGATCGTGATAAAGAAATGATAAACGTTTTTGTGGACTTATAAGACTAAACCTTTCACCAGCGACGATATAGGTGAAAACATCGGATTTGTTTATATCATTACAAACAAGACCAACAACAAAAAATATATAGGCCAGAAGAAATTTGTTTTCAAAAAATCGCGAAAGGTCCGTGGCCGAAAGAAACATTCTGTAATAGAAAGTGATTGGAAGACCTATTTTAGCAGCTGTAAAACTCTCCAAGCCGACGTAGTGTTGCTGGGCGAGGGATCATTTTCTCGCGAAATAATTCATTTATGTAAGTCCAAAGGTGCAATGAATTATTTGGAACTAAAAATCCAGATGGAAACTAACTGCCTTTTGAAAGTCGATTATTATAATGACTTTGCTGGAAAAAGAATCCATAGAAAACATGTGTTACCTCTTGTGATATCATGAAATATATCGTGATTTGACTTATCGTAATAAGTGTATGAGTATATTCCGCAATATTTTGTTACATATCAGTAATATCGCTTGACTCAGTTTCAACTTTAGTATAATATGCTAGCTAATTTGGGAAGCCTGAGACAAAAAGAAGCAGAAGGGGAACCAAACCATGTCGTCCTGTGCGTTTGAGAATACTTGGTATGATCTAGCGCGTAAGAAGTAACAATAACACCTCTAGAACTGCCCTCCTAAGTAATCCCAAGACTGTCTCTGTCCCGACTCTTTCGGTCGGACGTTAGTATATTTTTGTATTATGAAAGGAACTGCTATTGCCTCATGCTCATAAAAACCGTCCCCGAAGTGGAAGGAGAAAAATCGGAAGTAAAAAACGGAAAGCACGACGACAGAAAAAAAAGAAGTGAAACCCAAGGAAACCGTGAGGGGTTATCCAAATGTCTATCGTAACATCTCCGCAAGGCTATCCGAAAATCTTGCTATCTGATGGGCAAACCCAAGAGTTTTGGCTTGCATCTAAGTTTGAGGGAGTAAAAAAGAATAAGACTATAGCTCCCGTAATAATATCCAATTTGAATAATATGTTTGGCTGTCGTGAAAAGACTCATAGATTTCTCAAACGTTTTGGTCAAGACTGGTGTATTTCAAACGGAATGATTTTCTTTAGAAAGGATTGTAAAATTCATAATGACGACCAAGCACAAGCACAAAGTATACAACAATATCCAAAATAGAGGTGATCCAGGCGATCCACCATCTGTAAAGGATGTGCTGATTCCAGATGAGTACATAACTCAAGGCGTAGGCTACAATATAGGGTCGGCCAGCAACGAGCAGTATGCGTTGCTGGCCATGGACCAGCATAAATTCATAAAGAGATTGGAAGCTGAAGGTAAGGAAATTTTTGCCGTCAACTTCAAACTAAAGAACTACTTCAAAAGTTCCTTTGCCATGCTTGAAACCGTTCGCGCCGTTGTGCCTGATACGGTTGTTGTGATGACTGATGAAAGCTATATGAAGCTCACACGCAATGATATTTTCATCATTGCTTACTATCACAACAATGCTTGGAGTTTCAATATCGTTGGCAGCAATCAAGAAGCTTGTATCAATCTCAAAGAAGAGCTAGGAAAAGACGATACAAAGGTTCAGCTTTCATGGTGGTTCAAAACTGATGAAGGATATTTTGACGACCATAGATTAGAATTTACATTCAACCAAACTGCTGAAGATGCTTATTATCCATTTATCAAAGAAGGTTTGGGTTCTTATCTCAAAGCATATAAGGAGAGCGAATCACCCATTCTGTTGTTCATGGGTGAGCCAGGATCAGGTAAAACCTCCCTTCTCAAGCATTTTATGAAGGAATACAAACTAAATACAGTCGTTACCTATGATTCCGATGTAATGAAGTCCGATTACTTTTACATCCAATATCTCATAGATAACAATAAGCACCTGATGGTTATTGAGGATGCGGACCTGTTGCTATCATCCCGCGAAGACGATGGCAATAAGACAATGACCAAGCTTCTGAATCTCAGTGACGGTTTGATCAAGCTAGAAAACAAGAAGATCATTTTCACTACAAACCTCACTCAACTTCGAAAGATTGATGGGGCACTTATTCGTCCCGGTCGCTGTTTTGACGTTATGGAATTTAGAAAACTGTCTTTCGCAGAAGCTAAAGAGGCTTGCAGAGTTGCTGGGGTTTCAGAAGTTGCAGAAGACAGAGAATATTGTTTGAGTGAAATATTTAATCGCAGAGAACTTTCAGTTTATAGATCAAAGGTTGGTTTTGGTATATGAAATTTCGTAGACATCATAATAATAAAGGTGTGCGACAAATAAAACACGGCCGTACAATTGAACAAGTTAAACGTATTGCAAATAAATTAGGAATACCATATAAACATGCGAAAATTAGTTAGCATACAAAGAATTACAAAGTTAGAAGGCATTCCAAGCGCAGACAAAATAGAACTAGCAACGGTTCTAGGGTGGAAAGTCATTGTTCAAAAAGGACTTCATCAGGAAAATGACTTGGTTGCCTTCTGTGAGCCTGATTCATTTCTGCCCATAGATAAGCGTTATGAGTTTCTTCATAAGACTGGTTATAAGAATACACCACATCTGGGAGAAGGTTATCGCGTCAAGATTATGAAGATGCGGGGCCAAGTCTCGCAGGGTTTGATATTACCTCTCAAAGACTTACATGAACTTGAGAATGTTGAGATAGGCGATCTTCTTAGCGTCCAGAAGTATGAAAAGCCCATTCCGGTTCATTTAAAAGGTAGAATCAGCGGAAATTTCCCGGATTTCATCCGTAAAACTGATCAGGAACGTGCTCAGAACCTCGTCAAAGAAATTACTGAAGCGCTTGAAAAGAAGACTTTGTTTGAAGCTACGACAAAACTAGATGGTAGTTCTATGACGGTTTATGTCAAGGATGATCATGTTGGTGTTTGTTCTAGAAACTGGGAACTGGATGAAGGAACAGACGATTCAGAGAAGCGCAGAAATGCTTATTGGACTTGTGCTAGAGAGCAAGCTTTGGTGGATAGTGTCAAGGCGGCTAAGGAATGTCTTGGGCATAATCTAGCCTTCCAAGGGGAATTAATGGGTCCAGGTGTTCAAGACAACAGAGAGAACATTCTTGGATTTGACTTCTATCTTTATCACATATGGGATATTGATGATCAACGTTATCTAACTCCAGTGGAAAGAAAGAACCTCCTTCTGGATGTATCAAAAAAGAGATATCATATCAATCATGTTCCTGTGCTTGGTGTTTTTTCTCTTGATAGTATTTCTAAATCATATTCTCTTATTGATGATCTTACTAAGTATGCGGATCGGCCTTCGCTAAATAAAGAAGTCTCAGCCGAAGGAGTTGTTTTCAAGGCGATGGACAGTGAGTTCTCATTTAAGATAATCAATGCTAAATTTCTACTAGAAGAAAAAGACTAATGGATGCACTAGCAAATACTTCAGGTGCGAATACGTTTCATGTTCACTCTTCTCCGGTTGCGAATAATGTGTTTATCAATAATGCCAAGGCTGGTTGGCTCTGCCGTGGTTGCAAAACAATGTGGAATCCAGATATAGAAAAATGTCCCAATTGCACTGTTGAAGAATCTGAGCCAAAAGACACAAAACAGTTGCTCCTGGAATGAAATAATAGTTGACTTTGGTATGACAGCCATATAACATTGTGGCGTGAGTGACAACAACGCGACAACTACAAGTCGCTAATGGGAGAAACCCAAAATGAAGACTTTTCTTGCCGTTTCTGTTGGGGCATTGATGCTTGCAATGAGCACAGCAAATGCTTCCACCAACGCTCCAATGGAGAACAGATGTAAAGTTGACAAGCAGTTTTATCGTCCGAGCTACTGTGATAAAGAGTCACCGAAGCTCAAAGGTTTGCGTCGTGATAGGCAACCGCCTGCAATTCGGCACGACAGAGACGATGATATCTTCTTTTTCATTCCCAATCTCTTCGGTAAGATTGTGGACGATACCAATCGCGCGGTGGATGGCATGTTCTCAGATTTACCGAATGTAATGGATGATTGATGCCAAGAGTCGTTTATCTCTCTGATGTCCATATAGAAATAAATGGTCTTGGGCGTCTCAACTGCACCTTTGCGGAAGGGGACATTCTTATTCTCGCCGGGGATATCTTCAATGGGGCTCTAACTGATCCTCGCAGAACGGATAAGGATGCTAACTCCTTCCGCAAAGCCGTTGACCATCTAAAAAAGGACGTTTTTCCAAAGTATAAAAAAGTCTTCAAGGTAATGGGCAATCACTCTCATTACAATGGAGTCTTCAAGGAAACTGAAACCAAGTTGCGAACTTTCTTCAGTGATGTGTCTAATCTCTTTATCTTAGAGAATACTGATGTTTATACAGACGGCGTGCTTTTTATAGGTTGCACACTTTGGACCAGCTTTTTCAATGGTAGTCCAATCGCTATGATGCAAGCCAGAAATGGAATGAACGATTACCGTCTTATACTTGAAAAAGCCTATGAAGAGTTGGATTATATAGAACGCGCTAAATGGAACAACCACAAACCGTTCATTACACCTGAACTGATTTATAATGTCCATAGAGAGTCTGTAAACTACATAACAGAGACGTTGGAGAAACACAAGGACTTGCCAACTGTTATTATTACCCATCATCCAATGTCTTTACAAAGCATAAAAAATAATACGAGAATGTCCCCGCTAACGGCAGCTTTTGCTTCTGAGCTTGATCAATTGATTCTGGATAATCCACAAATAAAGTATCATGTTCATGGGCATACGCATTATTCAAAGAAATATAGAATAGGTGACACTCACGTAGTTTCAAACCAGTGTGGCTACTATTCTGAGCCATGTTATTACCAGTTCAAACCTGATGAGTATTTTGATGTTGAAGGATACAAAGGTAACGATAAACAGTAAGTGTTGGTGGGGATTACACCATTGGTCTAAATGGAACACTTATTCTTGGATTGGAACCACACATATCGGATCGAAGATAACACAAACAAATCAGTCGCGTCAGTGTGATGATTGTGGTATAGAGCAACATAGAGTTGTAGAATATGCAGCTGGAGCAAGACATGGACATTCAGGAAAAATATAATAAACTTTCCCCTTTACAAAAAGAGTTGATTGATGAACTCATCCATGCTATGTCGTTTGACTCATCGTCATCTCCGTTCAGGGTAATCAACGATGCTATGGATTTATATTGGCCAACTTCTAAACGTGGTAAGGAAATGGATAGAGCCACCATTACGAGCGCCCTTCAAGCCTATAATAAAATCCGCTCCATGCCAGACAGGACCGAGTAATAAGATGTTCAAGCGTCTTACTATTCATCTCACAGAACCAATTTGCGGCTGTGATGAAGAGAACTTATCATGGTTTATTTGTTATACTGAACAGGGCCACGGTCTAGGATTGGAATGTAAAACCTGTAAGACACAGTTGCGTGTTGGTCATTCACATTTTGTGGCGGTATTTGCTTTTGATAAGAAATATCCAGGAAGACAAGCGCCAAAACCAAAGCAAACAAATATAGTAAAACTAAGTGTCGTTCCTAAAGATAATGAAGAAGTAAAAGATAATAATGAGCCAGCCAACAACTCTGCCTGATATTTGGTTTATAAGCGATACTCACTTCGATCACAATAATATCATCAAGTTTACAGGTCTGGATGGAAACCTCATTCGTCCAGGATTCTCCTGTATTGAGGAAATGAATGAACACATTATCCAGAAATGGAACTCAGTTGTTATGCCTCACCATAAAGTCTACCATCTCGGGGACTTTGGTAAGACAGAGTTTGCCAAGCGTTTGAATGGCCATAAGCGGCTCATCCTTGGTAATCATGATAACAACTTCAAAGGATTGATCGGACCTTTTGGAAAAGTCATGGCCGCACGCACTTTCAAGGAGGAAGGAATCCGATTCATTCTCACACACTATCCTATTGACTTTGAGTGTGACAATGTGCCAGGAAAGATGCCCATTTCTTTCAATGTTCATGGTCATATCCATGAGAAGCTTGTTATGAAAGGAAACCAGCCTGACAAAAGATATATCAACCTATCAGTGGAGCAAATAAACTACACGCCAATACATATCCAAGAGTTAATAAAAGAAATGAAGAAACGTCTGTCTTATTAACTTGAACTGTGTTATAGTGTTAGTTCGGTGTTTTACCATGGAGAGATTCATGTCTAAAACTCGCAAGGAACGCACTCAGGAACTTCTAAAGCTCGCCAAACAGCAGCCTACTAATAATCTGGGACTGGCAAGCCTTCTTTTTATGATTATTGTGGGAGGTTTATCTATATCAGTTTTGAAGATGATCCAGATGCTATATACAACAGGAATTATTGTCAAATAGGAGATATGGCTATTTCTAAAGATCAAGAAGAACTTTTATCAAACCTGGATATTATAAAAGAGTTGGTTTTTATTGTAGCTGAAACAACTAATCATAACCATGAATTAGTTAAGGCTCGTAAAATTCTGACTTTGATTGAAACTATCCAGAACCCGCCTCCAGTAGTAAACTCAATTTTAGACTACTGTTAAAAAGACCACTTTTATATTATGACAGAACATCAATATTGGACTGAAACAAAAAATCTACTTGGTAATGAAAAAGATTTAGAATTTTTCAAATGTTGGACGACTCTACTAACGATTCCTCTTTATAGTTATGATGAGGGACTAGACTTTTATCCTGATAGTAATGCAAAGTATCTAGAAGGTAGATCAGATTCCAGTCTTTGGAAATCTGCCTTAAAAGAGCCAGCTATCGGCCATAAAGAATCAAGTCACAAACTTTCCCGAAAACTCTTCCTAGATGTAGAATGTTCTGCCTGGACTTTGAAATCACTTAATCATCTCTTGGCCTATGAACATTTTTCTAACAAATCAATACATGACTATGACCAGATTGTTGAGTTTGGGGCTGGTATCGGAGAAACTTGCCGAATCATCCGCGACCTGGATTACAAAGGCGAAGTTTATATCTGTGATCTACCTGAAGTTTCCCGAGTTTCTTCCTATTACTTGCAAAAGCTTGGAAAGAAAGTTACGCATGTTGATGATTGCACAAAAATAGACAACAGCAAGAAGACTCTTTTTATTGCTACCTGGAGTTTATCCGAAGTAGATTATCCATTAAGAAATCAAATTGCAGAGCATTTTGTCGGTCAAGATTTTTTGATCATTTATCAGAAAACAATTTGGGATTATGATAATGTTGATTATTTCACGAATGTCTTCCCCGAAAAGGCACAGATAAAATACAAATTATCTCAAGTCAAAATAGCCTATCCCGATGAAGAGCACCATAGCTTTCTAATGGTTTGCACTCACGACGACCTTACATAACTGTAACTATTTTGATCACCATTGAAAATTTCTATTGACTATCGACGTCAACTATTACATAATGGTAACGTAATGAAGAGGTTATGGGTCTAGCACTGTTACTCTACTACGATAATGGCTAAAGCAACCAAGAACAAGAAAACACAGGAGAGTGTGCCATTAGTGCCGACAATGGGGTGTATATCCTCAAAACTCTTAGGACTGATAGTCCGACAGAGAAGAAAAAGCCGACCTATGAATACCGAGTGCAAGTCATTCATGCAATCGGGAACGTTTTGAAAGACTTCCGAGTGTTGTTTGAAGCTTTTGAAAACTCGGCCGTTTATGACTCTCATAAATTGGCTGAAGATGCTGCAATTGAGTTGGACCAACAACTCTTTACAGAGCATGATGTGTTGCTGATGCCGCAGTTTTCACATCATACTTGGGATGAAATTAAGAAACTCGCAACAACTGAACTGGAGAAAGTAGCATGACTGTGAAGAGAAATATCATCAAAGGCCCTCTGACGCGATCTGAAATTATCAAGTTGCTGAAGAAGGGCGAGTATATCATTACCTACAGGAAGCAGAGCACTGGCAAAATGGACAAGCTCTATCTGACGCTGGAGGAAGACCGTTTGCCAGAATTTGAAGGCAAGCTTGGTGGTGAGAACAAGGAAACCGTTACAGCTTTTGAGACAATCAAACAAGGCTGGCGTTCTTTCCGAGTGGACGCTTTCAAGTCTGCCGAGCCTGTTACCTCCTAAACGGTGCCCGTTTCGGGGCCGTGGTTGTAGGTGACTGTGTGAGGCAAAGATGCTCATATGTGGAACCTTCCTATTTTTTGGAGTTTATAATGTTGATACGTCTAAAACAATTTCTCACAGATAGCCAGATGTTTTTTCTAGCTATTATAATTGCTTTTATTATTGGTATAGTAATTCCTCCATTGGTATCTAAAAATGTTCAACGCGAAACTAATAGCACTAACACAACCGACTAAAGAATTCATAGAAGAAACTGGAGGCGAAAACGCAGAAGACATTATATCTTACTGCGCGAGAGTTTCTAATCCAGGGAATCAAGCCAACTTTGAAACGTCGGCAAAACTTCTGAATTTCTGTATGAGGAAGAAACATTGGTCCATTTTTCAGATGGGCCATGTGATTATGAAAATAGAGTGCACTAGAGATATTGGCCGACAGATTCTAAGGCATCACTCATTCTCTTTTCAAGAATTTAGTCAACGATATGCAGCTGTCAATACGAATGATTTTGTTATTCGGGAAGCTCGTTTGCAAGACACCAAAAATCGTCAAATGTCTGTTGAGACAAATGACGAGGTTCTAAGACGTGAATGGAATGCATATCAATGGGAAGTCGTTCGCGCAGTTAAGAGAGCTTATCAATGGGCCTTGGATAACAATATTGCCAAGGAACAAGCTCGCGTTGTGCTCCCTGAAGGTCTTACACCATCAGTGATGTTCATGGGTGGATTGTTGCGAGATTGGATGTTCTTTTGCACGGTGAGAATGAGAGAAGGAGAAACACAAAAAGAGCATGTTGAAGTAGCAAAGTGTTGTTGGGATATTCTCAAGAAAGCATATCCTTTTCTTGAACAAGCAAACATTGGAGAATAAAGTGAATCTCTGGGAATTAGAATCAAAGAAGCACATTACTGTTATAGATAAACTTATCACTTACTATGAAGGAAATCCAAAACGCTGGATACAACACGAAGGACAAAGGGTAAACGCAAAAGGACATTTACTTGGTTGTTGTATTTTGGGCGGGTTTAGTCATTTTGGAAAAGATGAAGATGGTATCATATCTATAGATGAACAACTTGATCTAGCTAATAGAGTGTCTAAGGTAACGAACGTCAAATCAGTTGTTCAATGGAATGATACAGTTTGTAAGAATGCAAAACAAGCAATTGCATTTTTGAAGAAAGCTCGTAAAGCGATCAAGAATGAACTCAAGTAAAGATCGTAAGTGGCTATTAGTTGCTGAAACATTTGCTAATAAGTTTTCAAAAGACCCTGGAACGAAATGCGGAGCCATTATAGTTGATAAGAGGAACAGGATTGTTTCTATCGGCTATAATGGCTTCCCTTCCAAGATAGTAGACAAAGAAGAGTTATTGAATAATCGTCCCAAGAAATTGGAGCGAACGATTCATGCTGAACTAAATGCTATCTTGAATGCCAAAACCTCTCTAGAAGGTTGCACGATCTATCAATGGCCGATGCCGCCTTGTAGTCACTGCGCCCTGTGCATTATTCAGGCCGGTATAGAAGTCGTAGCAGCACCTTATGTCTTTCCAGAAAAATGGCGAAGCTCAATTGATTTGGGCATCCAATTATTTTTGGAAGCCAACATAGATTATCATTATTATTCAGAGGAATTTTTAAAATAGAAATATGGCAAGGAGTGAATATCTAAAACAATGGTGCTCAGCTAATAAAAAAAGAGTTAATTTTCTAAATCAACGAAGACGTGAACGCCAGCGTAATAAGTTATTAGAAATTGTTGGTAATACCTGTAAAGATTGTGGAAACACAGATACAAGAGTTTTGCAATTTGATCATGTAAGTGATAATAAAATTTGTAATGTTGGTAGATGTAAAAGTTGGAAAACCGCTCTTGAAGAAGCTCAGAAATGTGAAGTTGTTTGTGCAAATTGTCATGCGATCAGAACGTATGAACGTAGACCAAAACAAGAGCGTGGTGAAACTGTTTGGTTAAAATTTTCAAAAACACATTGTCCAAAAGGACATTTGATGAATGAAGAAAATACGAGATATTGTATACGAAAAACAGGTAAAAAATCTCGTGTTTGTATTACATGTCATAGAATTAGTGGTAGACTATCATCTAAAAAAAGAACTGAAAAGAGAAAATTAAATAAAAGTAAGAAAAATGACAACTGTTTTTAATTTATATGGGGGTCCAGGATCAGGCAAGTCAACAACCGCTACTGGAGTTTTTTCTAGACTGAAACAAGCTGATGTTTCTTGTGAGTATGTTTCTGAGTATGCCAAGGATATTGTTTGGGAAGGCACGACGGAGCTACTAAATAACCAGATACACGTCTTTGCTGAACAGTTCCGCAGACAATGGCGTTTGATCGGGAAAGTGGATTATATCATTACTGATAGCCCCATTCTCCTATCAGCTGTTTACTTTGATTTCTGGTTTGAGCGCACCAAACCTAAGTTCCTAACTAATACATTCGCTGCTCAAACAAAAGAATATTTTCTAGCTGCATCCAGACAATTTCATAATGTCAACTTCTTTATCACTCGCTCTAAACCATATCACCAGATCGGACGGATGCAATCTAAAGAAGAGGCCCAACTTGTTGACAATTCAGTTCTGAGTTATTTGGGTGAAACTAACACTGAATTTGAAATAATCAATTATACGACAGCTATTGAACGTGTTTCTGGCGAAGTGTTTATGAGAGAAGTTGCTAATCAATGTCAAATAGAGGAACAAACAGATGCCGTGTAGGGATTCAGCGTGGGATGACCATGAATTTCATCAAGAAGAAAAGAAAAAAATAGATAAACTTACTCGTATGCTTTGTGAACTTCTTACTTTTTATGAAAATGAAGGTAAAGTTTACTTGACTATCGAAATGAAAGAATGGTGGGAAGCACATAAAAGATTGGACTTACAAAGAATTGCACATGAAGAACGAATGAAACAACAAGAAAAAGCTAGAGATATAAAAACAATTACTGAACTCAAGAAGAAGTGGAATATAGCATAAAATGGGAATAGATTGGAATACGATTTCAGAAAAAGCTAGTGGTGGCACAGAGATTATGTGTCGCTATCTGGAAAAATACCTGGATAAAGAACTACTTGATGGATATCAGATTGTTCCATCCCGAGTCAAGAATCCTTTAGATGAAACAAAGCATCGTGTTTTCTATGCTCATGATCTTCCCGGTGATCCAGAATCACAACACCTAGAAAATGGTGGATGGGAGAAGTGGCATCGTATCGTCTTTGTTTCTCATTGGCAACAGCAAGCTTATATCAACAACTATAACCTTCCCTGGCACAAGACAGCTGTTCTCCAGAATGCGATTGAGCCAATTCCAACTAAGCATGTTCCTAATGATGTGTGTAGGTTGATTTATCACACAACGCCGCATCGTGGTCTGAACATTCTTGTTCCAGTTTTTGAGAAACTTGCTGAAGAATACAAAGAGAAAATTCATCTTGATGTTTATTCTTCTTTCAAGGTCTATGGATGGGAAGAGCGAGACAAGCCATTTGAAGAACTTTTCAATAAGGTTCGCAATCATCCTCAAATGACTTATCATGGGTCTGTTTCCAATGAAGATGTTCGCGAAGCTCTAACGAATGCTCATGTCTTTGCTTATCCTTCTATTTGGCCAGAAACAAGTTGTATTTGTTTGATGGAAGCAATGAGTGCTGGATTGATGTGTGTCCATCCAAACTTTGGTGCTCTTCCTGAAACAGCTGCGAACTGGACTCAAATGTATCAGTTTCATGAAGATGCTAACGGTCATGCAAGAACTTTCTATGGCGTTCTGAAAGACGTTATTGATCACGTTCTTTCTGATAATTACAAAGACGACTCAAAACTCATGGGTCAAAAAAGTTATGTGGACCTTTTTTATTCTTGGGATTTGCGAAAGATACAATGGGAGAATTTTCTAAGGAGTTTCGCAAATGAATCTAAAGAGATAAAGAAAGCTCCAATGTTTCATTACAAAACTTCGTGATAGGAAATGAGAGCTTGACAGCGCTACAAAACTATGCTAAAAATGGTTGCAAGCTTGAACGGAGAGTCCCTATGTCGGCCGCCCCGGAAGCGATTTCTAGAATATTTGAAGAAATCGAAAACAGAATTGATGTTTTCTATAATGCTGACTATGATATCAATCGCGTGCATTTTGACAAACCACTAAATCTCATACTTGCGGAGGCTGATGTTGGCCGTCGTCAAGCTCATGTCATCCTACGGCGTTATCTGCCTCTTCTCCAGGAAGTCTATGGTGTCACCTATGAGCCTGAAAAGAACCAAGACCTGAGAGAAGGCTATGAAAAAATGACGGAGAAACAGCTAAAAAACTATAGCCAGTTTCTCTTTGATTTTTGCGGTCAAATCAAGACTTACATGGATGGAAAGCCTGAGAAGAAAAAGAAAAAAATAAAGTCTGCCACAGAGTTGACAAAATTGGTTCAATGGCAAATCATTGATTCTAAGCTCCATATACAATCTATTCATCCGTCTGAAATCATTGGCGCCCAAGGGCTACTTTGCTGGAACTCTAAATATAGTACGATAGCTTTGTTCGTGGCTAAACCAAATGAAGCTTTGTCATTCAATAGGACGACACTTATAAATTTTGATGAAGGAAAGTCAGTAATAAAGATTCTGGATAGTGCGCTTATCCCGTGCATGATGACAGGTAACTTCAATTATGTTGTTGAGTATGTCAAGAAACACCCTTACACTCCGCGCCACCTTACTGGCCGCATTGGTCCCAACACATTACTCCTAAGAGTATTCAAATGACTGAACTTGAGAAACAATATATATGGGCGTGTTACTTGTATTATTGGATGATAGCAGAATCACCATGGTCTGATTATTATTTTGATGAGGTTCAAGCTGACTTTCAAAAAAATTATTCTAAATGTTCTGCTGAATTTAAGAAGCAAGTAAAGAAACCATTGAAATCTACCGCACACACAATTCAATTTACAGATCAGCAGAAAATTGATGCTGAAGTATGGGCAAATAATCAATGAAACTAAGTATCTCTGAATTACTTCAGAAAACTGATAACCTACCATCCAAAAAAGAGAAGATTGAATTTCTAAGAGCACAAGCAAACAAGCCGTTCCTAGAAATTCTCCGACACTTTCTAGACCCATCTATCAAATTCCTGCTACCCGAGAAAGTCAATTATCGGTTCAATGAATTTACAGATTGCGATAGCGTTCTTTATGCCAAGGCCAGGGAACTCTATCTATTCGTTGAAGGTGGACACCCTACCCTCACACAAGACAAGCGTGACAAGCTCTGGAGGCTCTTTCTAGAGGCTCTATCGCCGTCCGATGCCTTGCTGATGCTAGAAATAAGAAACAAGAAACTACCATATAAAACAGTCACGGAAGAGCTAATAAAAGAAGCATTTCCTGGACTGATAACAACATAAACAGAAAAGGAAAAAGACTAACAAAACAAAATGACGTTAGAAGAGTTGAAAGAAAGAATCCACTACAATCCTGATACTGGAGAATTTCGGTGGAAGAAAAATATTGGAAGTAGAGCAAAACAAGGAGCAATAGCTGGTTCTTTAGGTAAACGTGGATATCGGCAAATTTGCTTTGATGGAAAAATTTATCCTGCATCTCATGTCGCAAAGTTTTATATGTCTGGTAATTGGCCGAAAGAAGAAATGGATCATAAAAATAGGGTCCGACATGATGATAGATGGAATAACTTACGTGAAGCTACAAAAACTCAAAATAAATATAATAGAACTCAGAAACTACGTGATTTCCCTCGCGGAGTATGTAAAGATAGAAACTCATATAGTGCTCGTTGTAGTGTAAATGGTAAAACTCACTATCTCGGAAGCTATACAACACCGAATGAAGCACATATTGCATATAAGGAATTTGCCAAAAAGAATGTAGGAGAATTTTATTTTGTCTAAAAGCAGAACCCGTCATAGCTATGATGAATATGGTTATGATGAATATTATAACAAGAAAAGAAAATTTCAAAATCGTCGTAAGTATCAAAAAATGAAAAACATGAATCGCAGGAAAAATCTGGAATACAGAGAAAACGCTGATATTGACGAACGAGAAAAAGAAGATTACTATAAAGGAAATTACTAAGATGTGTGTGTATTGCAATGTTGGAGATTGGCCTTGGAGGTATGATCCTCCAATGTGGCCAAAACCACATCCAAATCTTCCTGATCCGATTATTTGGCCTCAACCTCATTATCCTGGAAGCGGCGGAACTGGTGGATATCAGCCTTGGGACATAACCAAGCTAAAAGAGTATCTAGAGCTTCTAAAAGAAGTCAAGGCCCTGGAGGATTCAATTGGGGGATGTCCTTGTCCTGAAGAAAGAAACAAGGCCAATCATATCAAGATTCTTGAAGATCGCATTGATGAACTAGAAGCGAAACTTGGCAAGGTAAAGGAAATCATTATTGAAAAAGAAGGTCCAAAAACGGTTACAATAGCTGATGGCACGACTTCTAATCCTCCATTGAAGCTTACCTAACATGCCAACCTACCTCTTCGTAAATCATCAAACTGGTAAAGAATGGACAGATTTTATGTCCATTTCTGCCAGAGATGAGTTTTTAGCCGCAAATCCGCATGTGGAACAGTTGGTATATGGTGCGCCACGGATTGTTTCCATGGTCGGAACTAAGCCAAAAATAGACGACGCTTTCAGAGACAAACTGAAAGAAATCAAGAAGCGTAACCCAAGGAATACCATAAATACATACTAAAGGAGTAACTTCTATTAGGCAGAAAAAATTGACTAAAAAAGAAAGACGAGCATTACTCAAAGACAAGGTTACTCCTAATACTTCACTTAAACTTATTACTATAAAACCACTTACTAAAAACCAAGAATTAGCATACGACGCATTTTATAATAACAAACATTTATTTTTACATGGAGTTGCAGGGACAGGGAAATCATTAGTTTCCCTGTTTCTCGCTTTAGATCAGGTTATGTCTGGTCTTTGTATTCAGAACAAGGTTATCATTGTTAGAAGTGCTGTTCCAAGTCGTGATATTGGGTTCTTGCCAGGAAGTGTAAAGGATAAGATTCGTGAGTATGAACTACCATATCGTAGCATCTGCACAGACTTGTTTCAACGCGGCGATGCTTATGACGTTCTGAAAAGCAAAAACATTGTAGAATTTATGTCAACCTCCTTTGTTAGGGGATTGACAATTCGTGATTCTATCGTTATCCTTGATGAGATTCAAAATATGTCCTATGGCGAGATTTACAGTGTTCTCACTCGCATGGGCCGCAACTGTCGTGTCATAATTTCCGGCGACTACAGACAATCGGACCTAGAGCGTTCGGGTGTCCAGAAGCTTATTCGTGTTGTTAGAAAAATGAAGTCATTTGCGCCAATTGAGTTTGGAATACAAGATATCGTTAGAAGTGACTTTGTAAGAGAATTAATAATTGCATCAAATGAAGATGATATTAAATGTTTACGCACAACTTATTCCCCAGAACAGAACTAACAAGTTTTGAAGATAAAGGCGGGAGATTCTACAACCTTCCTAATGGCACAATTGTAGAGTCTGTTACAACTCGTTTAGGTAAGACGAAACTTCTTCCAAAAGAATGGATTGCCAAATGGAAGAAACGAGTTGGAGAACAGAAAGCTAACCAGATTACAACTCAGGCTTTTGCACGCGGAACAGCTATTCATGGTCTGGCTGAAAAGTATCTTCTCAATGATCCTGCTTATGCCAAAGGAGTTATGCCTGTCAATCTATCGGACTTTTTACGTGTCCGAGAAGTTCTAGATAAAAATGTCACCGAAGTTCATGGCCTAGAATTTCCTCTTTACTCCTATGAATATAAAACAGCTGGCCGAGCCGATCTTTATTGCTCCTGGAATCATAAACCAACAATCGTAGATTACAAGACAGCTAGAAAGCCCAAAGAAGAAAAAGACCTTCTTGGTTACTTTCTTCAAGCCACAGCATATGCTTTGATGGCTGGTCTGATCTATGTTCCTACTAAACAAATCGCTATTATTATGATTGCTAGTAATGAACATCCCCAAGTTTTTGTGAAAGATATTGATGAATTTATTCCTCTAGTCACAAAGATATTCAAGGATGGCCAATAACAACACGCAAGAAATTCGGGTCTATACAAAGAATAAAAACCCAAAGATTTGTAGAGATGAATTGAAGTTCGCTGCTAAGTTTATGTATAGTATGCTAGTCTCTACAAGAATACATAACAAGACAACACTTTTGATTGAGTCTAAACCAATAGAAAGTAAACAAAAGCTTGATGGTTTCATTTATGTTCTAGATGATGACATTCCTACCTATCGGCCAAAAACTTTTCAGATTGTTTTGAATACTAATCCAGGAAAACGCCAACAACTTATGGCTCTAGCACATGAGCTAGTTCATTGCAAACAATACACCAAGGGCGAACTAGGAAATACTTTCACCAGAAAAGATATGACTCTTACCAAGTGGAAAAAACAATTCACAAATGAAACGAAAGTTCATTACTTTGATCTACCTTGGGAAATAGATGCAAATGGACGAGAATACGGTCTTTATAGACGCTATAAAAACTTCGTCAAAGAACACAACATAAAATTCAAACCAGACAAGAAAAGGTCTTGACTTTTCGCTAGTCGTCCCCTACGCTTCCGACTGTGGGGCGGTGCCGTCAGTTACCCTCAATCACGCACCTGTATTGCGGTAAACTTGAGTTGGCACCGCCTCATTACTCTAGGCAATAAAACCGGGGAGAACAGTTATGAAGTGGGTACTGCGCTGCGATCATTGTAAGCGGCCGATCTTCTTTCCAACAGCAGGTAAGAGGTGTTTGGTAGAGCCAATCAACTCTTTTGTAACAGTCATCTATCATCCTCATTGTTATGTTGAGAAAAATATGTTGAGAAAAGTCGCAATCTGCATTGATGGGGAATACAAACTCGTCAAAGAGGAATTCAAGCCAATAGGAGCCGAAGTATGAGCACGTTCCTTTTCATCTATGGAATTACTATCGGGATTGTTTTAGGATTTTTCGTTGGCAATTTTCTTTGGAATGTTTTTGGACCATTTTACAACAAGAATTTTTCATATTGGAAACGAGCGCAACTAGAGGTGTTGTTTTTCATTTGCGTTTGTAATGGAGTAGCAACCTATAAGTTTGTCAGGCCACCGATGATCTGGTGGACAGTGATAACTCTTGGAACTATAGGAACAGTGCTGGGCTCTGTCTATCTCTTTACGCACATATGAAAAGAGGAGAAAAAACGATGGTTATGATACTGAAAGAAAATGTTGATCTACTCAGGAAGAAGGAGAAAGAATATCCTTATCCATTATGGCTAGATAAAATGTATAACACGTCTTCCTTGAGCATAAATGATACGGCCTGTGTAATAAACGTTACAGAAAGTATTCGCATGTGGCTTTATAAGGATGAGAAAAGACGCGATTCTGATTATAACATAGTTATTATGAATGTCACTTATAAAGATGGGATGTGGTGCGGTAAAGGTTGGCCTGAGTGTATCCAGCCGAAAGTAGACTGTATGCAAGCTGTCTATGATATCATCGGGAGGCGTCCATGGTAGCAATAACTGGAATCTCAGAAAGCGATATAGTCTATAAGGATGACTACGATTGGATAGTAGATCGTATCAAAACAACTTATCCATTTGCTGTCTGGAGTGGAGCAAATAACAAATATGAAAAAAACGATGATAGCACACATGCCTATGTTTCTGTAAGCCCGACTCTTTTCATTGTTGCTTGTCTAACAGAAGAACATATGAATCAAGTTATATCACATCGGAGTAAACAAGGATTTCAGTGTGGTATATTCAAACTAAAATATTCATCCAAAGTAGATTATATGCAGGCTGTTTATGACATTGTTGGAAGAAAACCCTAAACTAAGAAAAAAACTTGACGGTTATCTAGTAGAGCGTGGCAAGTGTGAGCTTTGCCACCAGTGCTGGATTTATGCCGCCAATCAAAAAATCGCAAAAGAGTTCTGGGGCCGATGCATTTATGGTGGTCCCTTTATTGGAAAGGAATATGTTGAATAATGAATCCTATTATGATATTCTGTTGGTCCCTCGCTTCTGTTTTTGTTATTATAATGCTTGCAGTAGGCACCAAAAGTCCAGAAAGAGCCTGGGTGCAAGAACAATACGATAAGTGCTTTGCAATGCATTCTAATGGTAATTACAATTCCACAGAGAAAGTATTTGAATGTTATAGAACTCCTTTCGCACGTCATCCAAAACTTATGTTCAGCGCCAAATATTCGGAAAGAGAAAAACAGTGAGTTACTATTCACGAGCATTTTATCATCCGAAATTCATGGGACGTAAAGGTCTTATTCATAGAATGCGCAAAAGACACGAGATATGGAAACGTCGCCAACGCAAACTGAGAAAAGAACAAAACAAGAACAAAGAGGGAACAAACCATGAACAAAAACAATCGTGAACAAGTAACATAAACGTGATCAGCTTCTAAAAATAATTTTTACGATTGGGTTGACTTCCGTCTGGGGAAATGCTATGTTTGAAACATCAGACGAGACGTTCCCCAAGCAATGGAGTTGGAAATGTCACACAACCTGGAGATGATTCTCGGTAAGGCAGCGATGGCTTATGCGGGAGAGACACCCTGGCACGGTCTTGGCACCAAGGTTTCAAACGATCTTTCGGCCAAGGAAATGTTGGTCGCAGCGGACCTGGATTGGGAAGTCGAGAAGATGCCGCTTTTCTATGGCGATCCAAACAGCGATAAGGTCTATCGTTCAATGGATCAGTCATTGGTCCGCAAGACCGACATGAAAGAATTCTGCACAACGTCTAAGGATTGGAACCCGGTTCAGAATCAACAGGTCGCTGACTTTTTTCATGACTTTGTTGAGGAAAACAAAGTCAAGATGGACACGGCCGGTGCTCTCAATGGCGGCTCCCACATTTGGATGCTGGCGCGGATGGAAGGTGAGTTTTCTATCCTCAAAGGCAAAGATACCTTCCGCAAGTTTCTTCTTTTCTCCAATCCGCACATCTATGGCAAGCGCGTTGACATTCGTGTAATCGCAACTCGCGTTGTTTGCGAAAACACGATCATGATGGGCCTGCGTGAAAAGGCCGATTATGAAGTGCGCCTCAATCACTCCAAGCCTTTTGATGTTGAGGCCGCGCAGGAAGCCATGGGTCTTGCCACCAAGCGCGCGGACGAGTATAAGGAGGTTGCCGAGTTTCTTGCTTCTAAGCGCGCGGATGAAGAGGATATCAAGCTCTACTTTGATGCCATCTTCCCGGTAAGCACAAAGAGCGAGAAGACGGTTTCTAGGGCAGCTGAGACGGCCATGCTGGCTCTGACCAATCAGCCCGGCGCGGAACTTGGTGAGGGAACGTGGTGGCAGCCTTTCAATGCCGTGACTTTTGCCCTGGATCACGTTTTAGGCCGCACATCGGAAACCCGCCTCAATAGCAACTGGTATGGTCCAAACAGGACGAAGAAACTGAAGGCTATGGGGTTGGCAATGGAAATGGCGAGCAAGGGTAGCAGCAACTAAAGAAACAGAAAAGGAAAAGACTCCTTCCGACTCCAAAAGGTCGGGGGGAGTTTTTCAATTAGCGAAAATGAAACTACATCAGCTTATTATATTTGCAATAGGCTGTGCTTCTGTTATTATTGGGACAGCAGCATTACTGGTTGCTTTTTGTTACACTATTGTTAATATAAGAAGAAAGCGTAAGCAATTTGCTGCGCAGAAAAAATCAAAGGCGTTGTTTCTCTCCCATCTAACTCTTGAACAATATAGATGTTTTCTCATGGATGGCTGGATTCCTGTGAAAGGAAATGTGTCTGGCCGCGTTTACCATCTTTTTACAAGATCAGTGACAATGAACATATGTTGCCATGAAACTTATCAAACATATTGTGCATACGTTCCAAATGTACCAGAATGGGATAACTATCTCGCTCAAAAACTTCTCCTAGAATGTGATGAGCGTTATTTCCTTCGGGTCGCGGGTTCAGGAACGAGGTAAACAACCATGACGCCATTTGATCCAAACAAACACACGCTCGCAGTGGCGATGAAAATCACTGATCCTGAAGATGCTAAACAGTATCTTGAGGCGATGGTAGATCATTGCCAGAAGATCGCACCTGAAAAGACAAGAGAAGAATGTCTTGCAATCCAAAAGGCTAACCTTGGCTACTTCGCTGGCTATTATACAGACGACACAAGAGAGCGTGTGGAAAGATTGTTTGATTGCGCGCATCCAGTTTTTGGAAAGATCACAGAACACAAAGTTACAGATGCAGAAGCATTTGCAATGGGAGTAAAAATGGGAGAAGAGGCAAGGAGAAAGCGAGAAAGAAAAAAACTAGATGAGGAATGAACATACTGCTTTACAAGCTCTAGAGAATTTGGTAGATTACTATGTCCAAACGCGAAAAGGAGGACAGACTATGGGAATCCCGCTAACTCCTATGTCAATCGGTGAAATCATCACATTGATGAAATCATCCAAGTCTCAATTTGAGTGGGATGAGAATGTCAAGAAGGTAAAACGATCCTATAGCGGAAGGATGCCTGATTTTTGGCAGAAACAAATCATAGAGAGCGGTCTTTATGGTGCCGTGTTAGGTAAGTTCAGTAAAGCGGAGAAAAAAGAAGGATAACGAATGATAGGTCTAGCAATTATTTTATTCATACTTTGTTTGCTTTTTTTAATCATACTTACCTACCGTGATTATGAAAGAACCAAGAAAGAAGAAGATGCCTCCTCGCAAAAAACCAAAAGAAGAAACACAGGAGAAAAGTAACATGTTGAAGCTTGTTTTGACTGGAATATTTGGTGTTGTCGCTTTGATTCTATTCTTCACAACTTACTACACAATTGAAGAATATGAAGCCGTAGTTCTCACTCGCTTTGGCCAGATTCAAAGCATCAATACTGCGCCTGGATTGAATTTCAAAGTTCCCGGTGTTCATTCGGCCAACTTTATTCGCACTGATATCCAGGAGCTATTTAATAAAGAAAAGTCTAATACATTTACAGTTGATAACCAAGAAGTAGATGTTTGGTGGAAGCTGTTCTATCGCATCCCCAAAAATGACGAAAGAATCAGCTTTGTTTGGAGAAACGCGCAGGATTATAAAGCACGTCTCTTTAGTATTACGGTGGATCGGCTGAAGCGAGAAATGGGTAAAGTCAATACCCAAAACGTTGCTTCTCATCGTGCCGAGCTATGTGATAAAATCAAAGCGGTCGTGGCTGAAGAAGCAAAGACACTGGGCGTTGAAGTGACGGACTTCCAGATTCCAAACCTGGAGTATTCCAAGAGCTTCCAAACCGCAGTGGACAAAGCCGCTGAAGCCAAGGCCGGTGTTGAAACTCGCCAGCAAGAGCTTGAGCAAGAGCGAAAGATGGCCGAAAGGGCTGTTACCAAGGCCAAGGGTGAAGCGGACTCAAAACTCGCTATAGCCGTTGCAGATGCCCAAGCAATAGAGTTGAGGGGCAAGGCCGAAGCCACAGCGATCAAATCCAAGGCCGATGCTCTCGCCTCTAATGCGCAGCTGGTGGAATACACAAAGGCTCTAACCTGGAATGGCGCCCTACCCAATACCATGCTATCCAACACGGTGCCTTTCATGAGCGTGGATGAAAAAGGAGTTGTTCCACGTCGCACTAACTAAATAAAAAGAACTCCCTTACCGGCTGGGATTTTAGGAAGAGGCGTCCGGTATTTGTCTCTTCCTTTTCTATATTCCTCAGTATCTCAATTGGTAGAGAGACACCCTGTTAAGGTGGAGGTTGTAGGTTCGAGTCCTACCTGAGGAGCCAAACATGCGACAGCGGATACATCATCCAGCAATTGAAGTTAGTTGGGTTTGTATTCTCGCCTTATGTATGTCTGTTGTTTTGATTGTCGTTGCTATAACTTTGGCTTATATATTCTTACATTATCATAATGGAGTTGAATTAAATGTCGCTGGTATACTTTCTATGTGGGAAGCAATTTTGAAAAAATGGTAACACAAAGTTAGGAGAAACATTATGAGTTTGGTTTATTTTTTATGTGGAATCCCGTATAGTGGAAAGACTAAATTTAGAGAGCAGACTTTTGATGCAATAGATTATGATCATATATCTGGTCATGCTATTGCTGAAAGAATTGCGACGATGTGCTGGGAAGATATTGGCACCGTTCATGGACATATTTTGAATTTCATCAAGGAACGTAGAATAAAAGTCTCCCTCAAACAAAACAGAAAAATCGTAATAGACGATCTGAATATATTTTCAGCTGATCGTAAGATTTTACTTGATTTATTCAAGGATTTTGGATATATAAAGACGATATATGTTTTTCCACATCCTACCTATGATGCTTGGAATATCAGAGAAGCATCAGTCAAACGTAAACAAAGCTATGACTATTATGTTAGCGCGTTTGAAATGCCGACGTTGGAAGAAGGCTTTGATGAAATAAGACACTTCCATGGTGGAATCTGAGGAAGAAGAAGAAGGGGAGCAATAAAATGGACCAACAACGCGCCACAACAATAGGCCAGCATAAAGTTTGGCTGGATCAATTACAAATTCTAAAGAATGGTTTCGTTGAGCGTTATGAAAGAGCACCACGTAACGGTGGATCAAGAAAAATCGTCTATAGAGACTTCTGCACGGCTCTTGCTCTGTTTTATGGAGTGGACCCGAATGCGCAAGATATTATAGACGAAGTAGAAATGGAGTTGAGTTTAATTGAAAAATGAAGTTGATCTAAACAAGTTCAATCTCTCTAACAATGTCGTCAAAGAGATTGAAAAGTTGGTGAAAGCCAATGGTGTATCTTACATTGATGGTATTGTTCATTACTCTCAAACATCAGGTATTGAGATTGAAGTTCTGGCGGAAATCATGAGCAAGAATGAGAATATCAAATCGCAGCTGGAAATAGAAGCTGAGTCTCTGAACCTCCTCAAAAAGAAAACAAGCAGGCTCCCGATATGAAATATGGACCATTCCAAGACTTTCAAACTGCTAGACCATATTTCAAAATGATGACGATTCCATTTAGATACACATTACAAGAGCGTCATTATTTATTTTGTTCTATTATAGTTCATACATTAAAACAAAGAAATCATCTTTTGAAACATCTCTTGCAAAACGATCTTATTATTAGCATTGGGTTTGAAGACATAACAATAACGCCTGACTTTCGTAAAGTATTCAAACTGGAATACGAACAATACGAGCAACAGGAAAGGAACATCACATGACAAGCTTTGGGCCGTTTCGCAATGCACATGACGCGATTTCTTATATGCGCGTCCTATCCCTGCCATTTACTGTGCATGGGGATTTTAATAATGGAGTTGGTTATATAAAATCAATAGAGAGTGAGTCTACTAGAGAAGACGAAATACTTTCAATGCGTAAATATGCAGCAAGCACTATTAGGCTTGTGCTTGAGTGTGATTATGAGTGTGATAACTTAGATGCACATGATTCTTATGTCGGTAAAGAAGTTACACAACCAGAAGCTAAGTTCAAGATTGGAGACTTTATAAAACAAAAGCATTGGTCAGATGTTCCTCATCATTGGTATAGGGTGACAAACTTTCTGGATGGTAATCAAGTGGAAGTATTTGCTCCAGACACAAACTCTCATACTAGTTATCCTATCGGTATGGATTGGTTAGTCAAAACATGGACATAAAAAAATGAAACCAAAATGGCATTTCACAGCTACTCCGCGTGAGTTACAGTTTTTTGTAGTTGGAATTGCGCTTGGAATAGCTGCATTTTTCGGAGCATTGGTGGGGAACTTTCCACCGGGACTAGCTATAGTTCTTATTGCATTACCAATAGCTTTTCTAATTCTGGCAGTTGCGCGTGATGTCAACAATTGGAGACAGTAAAAACACATGCTCTTCAAAATCGGACAGTTCCAATCCGCAGCTGGCTTGACTTTGGATTGGAAGATAGAATGTGATGCGCTGACAAAAGAGGATTGGGCCTGTATCGCTCATGCCTCTCATGTCAAGATCGGGGCCTTTGGTCAGGTCTATGGCGTTCCCTCGGGCGGCTGGGCTCTAAGAGATGCATTCCTGCCCTATGTAACACCTGGAGCGCCAACGTGGTTGATAGTGGATGATGTTTGGACCACAGGCACCAGTATGCAGAAATTTGTGAAAACACTGATTAGAAACGACTCAAATCAACTGTGGGCAGGCTTTGTGGCATTTGCTCGCGGCCATGTAGAAATGATGCCACAGAACATAGAAGCCTTTGCCTATATCAGTCACTATCCGCGTCCCTGGAATGGAACTTTCGCATGAACAACAAAACAACCTACACAAAAGAAGAGCAAGCTGCCAATCGCAAACTGTTGGCAGATGCTTTGGAATCTGGTCGCTTCAAACAAGGCGAGAAGTTTTTATGCCAGAAAGTAGATGGAAATCAACTCTATTGCTGTTTAGGAGTCGCTTGTGAATTGGCGATGGAAAATGGTGTCAGACTTGTAAAAGAAGAGTATGATGCTTACATGAATGTTTTTTATTATTCAGGCTCCAATGGCCAAAGGATTACTGGAGTGCTTCCCTGTGAAGTAAAGAAATGGCTTGGGTTTACTGATAATAATGGTATGTTCACAAATCCATTATTAGATGATCAAAAAATGAGTCTAGTGGATGCAAATGATTCGGGCAGTTCTTTTCTTGAAATTGCAAAAATGATAAGAGAAGGTAAAGTTCGGTTGGAACAATGAACTCCTTTGAGATATATGTTGATTATCTCGCCCTGAAACAACACTTCAATCATCCGACCTATGATTATTTCAAATATCATGGAAAACTAAAGAACGCATCTCCAGCATCATTTGAAAGGCGCAATGACAAATACGCCTTTCAGAAACTAACCAAACACAAATCTCCGCATAATCTCTTTTTGGCGAATCTAATTGATAAAGATCGCTGGATAAAAGATATGACTCAGGATCGTTACCTGGAATGGGAGCGACGACAACAATCTCTAGCTTATCTATTCAAAACAGACTTAGGTAAGCTTCAGGACGATTTTGATTCCAACTTCCAGCCAAAAGTCGGGAAGCTGCCTTATATTCAAGAACTTTATACCCGAAACGAAATTTCTGCTGAGACGATAACAATTCTGATTGACAAACTCCAGCTTTGGGAGTATTATACTGGAAATCTTAGCAATCCGGTCTACATGACACGCCTCCAGAAGTATGCACCATTTCTGAAATATGACTGGCAAAAACTCAGAGGCATGATCATTACCAGATGGCAAAAGGAAAGCCGCACAAGCTAAGTGGTATGTTTCTAAACTGGCGTTATTGCATCAAATGTGGACTTATAGCGATAAGGAATAAACCGACTCAAAAAGAACTAAGCAAACCATGTCAGGGAGAAGACTAATGAACCGTCGCAAATTCGTTCTATCGGTGCTAGCTATTCCTCTTTCAGGGTTTGCTTTTCGGGGAGCTTCAATTGTCCATGAAGCATCTGAGGCTTTTCGTGCAATCTATGGTATTTTGCAGCTTCGGAATTGGCAACAAAACTATGATAGTGATTATATGAATGGACTCGCAAGAAAAGCAGGATTTGATAGCATCACAGGAAACATTCTAATAGATGTGGAGAATAGCCGCACAGCTACATTTTTAGATGATAAAAGAGTGTCTTACATAACACAAATTCGTGGCATTTCATTCTTTCGTAATGTTGATGAAGCAATTTCTGGAATATATGGCGTCCAGCTATTATGAGCGCCTAAATACAACGTATGGTGAGGTAGCTCAAAGTAGAGCCCTAGCAGATCAGAGCCGAAAGGTTTTAGCTGGGAGATGCAGCTTCGCGAACTGCCCTTGCCGCCACTTTATATTATGGAGAAATAATGTTAGGATATCAACTTGATACATTGATACAAAGACTAGAAAGTTTATTATGCACTTTGCCACAAGTATATGGCACTTATAATACGAGTGACATTGAAACTTTGAAATACATATATCAAATATCTCAAAGTTTATACTATCTAAAACAAATCAAAAATATAGACAATACAACAAATAATAATACAGGAGAAAAAATAGAATAATATGGTACTTTCATTTTTAGACCTAAAAAATAGCAGAGCTAAATCCTTAGAATCTCTGACTACCGAACTTCAAAAACAAACCGCTCCAAAATTCGTTGAAGATGACAGGATTTGGTATCCTGACGTTGATAAAGCTGGAAACGGTTATGCAGTAATTCGTTTCCTACCAGCACCAAGAGGCGAAGAAGTTCCTTTTGTGCGTGTTTGGTTCCATTCTTTTCAGGGCAAAACTGGCAGCTGGTATATTGAAAACTCCCTAACAACTCTAGGCAAACCTGATCCTGTTAGTGAGTATAATTCAATTCTTTGGAATAGCGGGCAGGATTCTGATAAAGAAGTTGCTCGGAAACAAAAACGTAAACTTACTTACATTTCTAATATTCTAGTTATGAAGGATATTGCTCATCCAGAAAATGAGGGCAAAGTTTTTTTGTTCCGTTATGGCAAGAAAATTTTTGATAAACTAAACAACCTTATGATCCCTCAGTTTCCTGATGAACCGCCAATCAATCCTTTTGATTTTTGGGCTGGTGTTCCTTTGCGGCTGAAAATTTGCATTGTTGAAGGATATAGAAACTATGATCAATCAGAGTTTGTGAAACCACCTTCTCCTCTTACAGACAATGATGAAGAGCTAGAAAAAATTTGGAATCAACAGCATTCTCTACAAGAATTTGTTTCTGGAAAAAACTTCAAAACATATGATGAACTCAAGGCTCGACTAGATCGGGTTCTTGGAACAACTGGAAAGCGCGTAGCATCAGTTGCAGCTGATGTTGATGATAATTCGCCTCCTCCATTTGATGTGGATGAAACAGATGAAGAGCACAAGAAAACTGTAAGTCTATTTCAAAGCCTAGTAAATAAACAATAAAGGTTTGGTTGCCAACCTAAGGGCGTCTCTTTGCTAGTGTGCAAAGGCCAAAACGGAAAAGGGTGCTTTCCCGAGATAAGGAAGGCACCCTTTTTTTGTCGCCGTTTTTGGTCTTAGGTCTTCGCTGGCTCTTCCTCCTTGATCCTGAAATCCTCGGGATTTACACCGGCCTTCTTCTTTTCCGTCATCCAGCCCGGCATCCGACCTTGGCCAGTCCAGGTATTGGTCGGATTGTTTGGATCACGGTATTTGGCCGCGCGAGTTGAGGGCTGTTTGATCTTGCCGTAGACCTCGGCAATGTTGGTTCCAGCGCCAGCCAACATCTCTTCGATTCGCTCCTTCAGGCCAGCCCTTTTCTCAACCTTGATTTCCTCGGCCATACCAGTCAGCTGGGTAATCAAGTTTTCCAGCGCGGGCAAATCGGCGCCCTTGGCTGCTTTCAGAAACCTCTCTTGTTCAGACTTATTCATCGTGACTTCTCCAGTTAGGGACAGAAGCTCCTACATAGAGATAGAAAAACAGCCTGTCAAGAGGGGACTTCTTTCGTCTGTTCTTTCTTGGCCACTTTTTTTGAGAACAGGCTAACAAGAGGCTTGTCATTGCCAAAGGATCGTGCTAGGGTCCACTTGTCTAGAAGTCTACTTTGTGACAAACCCTATTGGAGGCGTGTCATGTGATATGACAAGGGGCACGGGAAGAGAAATCCAATCGGTCCTTCTATCATCCTAGTCCCCAAGTCTCTCGACTTAGGATAGTGATTGGCGGATATCCTGCACACAAGCCTAAACCTCTTCCCGTTGATCCCTATGTTTGAAAACTAGGGGAATATCAGCATCTACCACCACCGAAAACCGGAGTCTAAAATGCTCAAGTCAACTGCGCGAATCCAAGAACAAGTAGATAAGCTTATTGCCAAAAGCGGCGGAATAAAAGGAAAACTATCTTCTCAACATGACATTCCAAAACGAACTTTCAAGGACAATAACAAATACAAAAAAATGGTCCGCGACGTTCAAGAGGAATTGGCAAAGCGCAACATTCATTTGAAAATAACAACAAAACAAATCGCAGAAAGAATCAAAGCAGACGGTGGAATAACAGCTTTGGGAACTGTGAATCGCTTTCTCAACTATGGACGCGGCGGAAAGTATATGTATTATGTTCATGGTCCCTATATGACAACAACATGTGCCATAGCTGACGCCATGGGACTCCAATTCGTTTTGAGGGCTAAATCCAACTAATGCGAATCTTGACTCCAGATCAACTAAAGTTGGCAGAAAAACTTGACAACTTTATGCAAGAAAAAGCACAGGCCGAGTATTCCGATAAGGATACGGCCTGTGCTTTTATATTTCTATTATTGATGATGATTGCTGATAATCTTCATGAAAAAGATGAACTTTCTTTAGTCAATCTTTTACGCCAAGTGAATGTAACTCTTCATTCCACTATAGCTTGTATTGCTTTAGTGGATGGAGAAGAAATCATAGAAAAAGTAAAAGAACAACCTCCAAACAATGCCACGAAACATTGATCACAAAGTTGTGATTGGACGGCCGACTTTCTTTGGGCTATTCTTTTGTCTAGAAACAACGCACCAAAGAAAGGCCCCTGTATCATGAACGAAGGTAGCACAAAAAGAGAACAGATCAGGGCCAAGGTGCGTGCGCTTCTAGCTCTGACTATTGAGAATGGGGCCACGGAAGGCGAGGCCATGAACGCTGCTGCAATGGCCGCTAAACTCATGGCAGAGTATGATCTAACCTATGTGGACATGGAGCAAGAGGTGCGCGGCGAGCGTTATGGGGCTCGCGGAAAGCCTGGGTATGTCCGTGGTTCCAGACGGCGCAAGTCCTTTCATGAGGTTCACAATTGCTTGATGCGAATTGCGGAGTTTTTTGACTGCCGCGTTTTCACTACTGCTTTAGTCAATGAAGGCCAGGGCGGAGAACTGGTTTATTTCGGCTCGGAAATGCACACGGAACTCGCCCACCAAATGACTGACATGATCCGTATGGTTATGGAAACGGAGTTTGCGCACTATCTGCATGTCAATCGCGGCGTGATACATGGCCGAAAACTTCGTGCTTCTTTCATGTTCGGAATGACCAACCGAATCAATCAGCGGTTTTTTGAAATCATGGAAGAGCGTAAGCGGAACGTTCCTAGCAGAAATGCGTTGGTTGTGATCCGCAAGGATGTGGTGACTTCGTTGTGGGCTCAGATGCAGCAACGACTCAAGCTCAAGCCCGGCGCGGCTGTGAAGGGCAAGAAGGTCGATCCTAACGCCTATGCAGCTGGCTTGAAGGCTGGTGATAATGTGGCCTTGCGCCAGGACGCCCAACTAGACAGTCAGCGCGTGATTGAAGGTTGAACGTGTCATGAAAACCAATTGCTCAGTCTGTAATCGGCGGGACGTGGAAATTCCCCCGAGAAACTGTTCCAACTATTCGCCTGCGCGCTATAGCTGTCCGTTCGCGCCGCTCAAAAGAACTCTAGATGATTTGGAGGCTTGGCGCCAGCATCAAGAAACTTCATACAAAACTACAAGAGCAGCATTTGCTATCGCTAAAGACCCGGTTACAAATGAGCTAGAATTTTCTCTTTATGATGATGACGGCTATGGCAACGGTGATCACATCTTCACCGTAAAATATGAGGATTTGAAACAAGCGATCATCAAAGTGTATGCTGATATGGAGAAAGAAGAAGTGTCATGAACTATCCGACCGACGCTGAAAAAATTCTTCTGCATTTGAAACTGGCCAATACAAATGGCGTTCAAATATATGGTGCTCATCATGCTTATCATATGGGAATGATTTGGGATTTGATTCTCACTGGTATGGGTTGGAATCTGGAAAGAAGTGAATTGGGAAAATATATGTCATGAAACATATATTAAGATATATCACTACCATTGATGTGTTGGTGTTAGTTGGACTTTTAGTCCTTGCACTCTACTACATTGGAAAGTGAAGAACAAAATGAACAACATGAGCAACAAGACGCACTTTCTAGATTATGATTCAAAACTTTCTTTGTTGCGGAAACCGAAACAGGTTCCCGGTCAGAAAGTTGTTTTGATTAAAGAACATTCACGCGGAGAACATATGGTTCCCATTCCGAAAAGAAGTATCGGGAAGGTGGGATATTCTCGGCCTTTTGGACCTAATCACAGCATCGTTTTCTTTGAAGGGTTCGGCTACTATCATATCCACTTGGATCAACTCAGGATGTGGAAGAAACCCAAAGGGGAAAAGAAATGAAATACCATGTGGAAGTGAAAGTGCGGCTTCCGAGAACTGGCAACCAATTCCAATGGCAAGCAGTAAGACCAACGGGCGGCCAGCCTTATGCATTCACAAAAGACGAGGCGAATAACTATATCAGGAGGCAAACAGCTGAATCGTTTGATCCTGAAAACTACAGGCTTGTGATTATCCCGGAGAGAAACAATGACGACTAAGCTTGATATCTCCAAAAGAAAGATAACATTAGACCTGGATGCAGAAGACGTGAAAGATATGCGTTTTCTTGCAGCCAAGTATGAAATGTCGCTTGAAGTCTTCATCCGACATGTGCTAAGGTTCCACACACGGGAATTGTTGAAAACAGGGGACCATGGTAATGCTCAAGCGCGTAAGAATTTCAAGCGACTCCTCCCTACGGCATAGACTAGATGGGGCTTCACTTTCTGAGATAATTGATATCTTTATTCAAACCAGGGCACGTATCCGACACCTGAAACAAATTGAAAAAGAAATAAAAGAATTTTTTACAGATACCGGGCACAATACATTTGATGGGGAGAATCACAAAATCATCCGAGAAGTTTCAAACATCACTGAATGGGATGATAACAGACTACACGCTTATTTAAAATCTAGAGCTAAGTTCTATCGTATCAAAGACCGAAAGCGGGTTGATTATCTGATCATCCGCAAACAACCAAAATCAACCTGAGAAAAAGGAGAGTATTATGTTTGAGTTTATCGCTGCCTTGTTTGCAATGGGTATAGTTTTCTGGCTTGCCCTTTTGTTTCTATTAGCTGTTGCTGTGCTGTTGTCCGAGTTTGAAAAACCCGACTTTGCACTTGGCCTTGTTGTCTTAGCCGGTGTTGCGCTCTGGTTTTTCAAAGGCGTGAACATTCTAGCTCTGACCTGGGCCAACCTCGCGCTGGTGCTTACCTATGTCGTGGCCTATGCGATGATTGGTATTATTTGGAGCATGTTCAAGTGGGATCGTTATAGTGCTCAATGCCGCAAGGATTATATGAGAGAAGTAAATAAAGTTCATGAATGGAATACTAATTATCCTAATCAAATCTCTAGAAATATTCCCAAATTTGAAGACTATGTTCCTGTTGCTCTCAAAAACAAACGCAAGTTTATCACCTGGATTGTTTTGTGGTGGGCAAGCATGTTCTGGTATGTCTTCT